TAGCAAAAACAACATCATATGAATGATAAGGTAATTGCACTCTGCTAATGGGGTTTATACCATATGGATTGATCATTTCTTGATTATCACCTATTGGGTATATCCTTCCATCTAAATCATAAACAAAGTGCATCCCTTGAACTTCATCTCTATCCTCAGACCAGAAAACAAATTGCCTATCCCCATTTAATTTTTTTTCAATTTCATATGAGTACCCATAAGGTTGAGAATCTCCTTGAAAATAAAATTCTTTTACAAAAGGTAAAATGTGGTATTCAATTCTTTCTTTCCTTTCATTCCAGGTAGATTTCATATGTAAACTACCTAAAAGCCAAGCTATTTCTGAAAATAATCTGCTTTTTGAATTAAGATGATATGTGTATTCAAGGTATTCATCTGCAACCTTACCCCCTATAAATCTTTGAGCCTCTTTTTTATATAACATCATTCTTGCTCTTGCAAATCTTGGAACTAATCTTAAAGGTAGAACTGGTATTTGCCTTAATGTTTGAGTTGGAAAATATTGCTCTAAATGATTTTCCATATTTCTATTATAGTAAAAATCTAAAGCAACCTCCCTTTTTGCATATTCATCATCAAGTAATGTGTCTTGTGCATCTCTAACACTTTTTAGAACTGCTTCTTTTCCTAAATCTGGGATTGTTATTTTGTCATGATATTCCATTACCACTCCATGCTGATTGGTTGTCTATTTATTATCGGATATTTATAAGCAATATAATAACTACAAGCATCCAGCATGTGAGTTAGTTTTATATCACTTTTATCTATTTTCCCATCCCTTGTCCTTTGAACTTGCTCTAAATCTTTTATTAAATATGTACAACTAGGCTCGATAGTCATTTTAATTTTACCATTTGTATCCTTTAAC